TGATTCTGAATCTTATATTGAAGACAAGTTTAAAATTGATCAATTAGAAAAACTAAGTGATGATGTGGCTACTTTTAACCTTATATCATGGCTACAATACTTTAAGTTAGTTACTCCAAAAAGAAAGTTTTATAAAAATACTTGTCAGTGGGTGTATAAAGGTGCTGAGTGTCAGTACCCTGGTCCTGGAGATGATCCTATTCCCGGTAATACTCTTGGCTTAAAAGCAAATGCTAATCCTATAGCTGCTAATAACCAAATTGCAGCAGATGCATCAGGGGATGTTTGTGCTAAATCTCTTTTAGCTTGTACCCTACGTAACAATCAAATTCACTTTGGAGGCTTCCCTGGAACAGGACGAACAATTCCAAGAAGCTAATTCCTCTATCTGCATATTACCTTGGATTCATCAGTATGGAGATTTGTCTGGTAAGTATGGTTTATGTTGTTTTACTTTAAATCACGAGGGTAATCTATTTGGAGAAAACTTATCTCCTTTAGAAGCTTTTAATTCTTCTCACATGAAAAAAGTAAGACTTGCTATGCTTAAGGGAAAACCTGTTAAGGATTGCAAAGTTTGTTTTGACCGGGAAGCTAGTGGTGTTGAAAGCCATCGACAACGAATGAATTCTAAGTTCTCTTCTTATGATAAGCTCTACAGCAAAACAGAAAAAGACGGTTATCTCAATACTCCCCCTATTTATTTAGATTTTCGTTTTGGCAACTTATGTAATTTTAAGTGTCGAATGTGTGGCTCTTACGCTTCTTCTTCGTGGGCAAAAGAAGAAAAATATTTTGGTAAACTAGATAAGAGTGCACCTAATCATTACGATCACTGGACTGACAATGTTAAATTTTGGCAAGACATAGATCAAATAAAAAAGTATATTAAAATTATGTACTTTGCTGGTGGCGAGCCTTTTGTACAAGAGGGTCATTATAAAATGTTAAAATTTTTAGTGGATACTGGTTGTAGTAAAAATATAGAACTATCATACAATACAAATCTTTCCTATAGTGGTATTTTTAAGGGATATGATTTAGAAGACTTATGGAAAAATTTTAAAAACATAGAGCTTTGGCCTAGCATAGACGGCTTTAACGAGCAAGCGGAGTACGGTAGAAAAGGTCTCAACATAGATCTTTTTAAAAGTAATAGTGTTAAGTTTTCTGACTATATTACTACTTTTTCAATAGTAAGTAGTATATACTCAATTGAAACAAACATAGACTTGATTAAATGGATTAAGTCACTAGATAAAAGTTTTAGTATCACTAATTTAACAAACCCATCTTATCAATCAACTACGGTGCTTTCTAAAGAAATTAAAAATAGGCTGCTTAGTAAGTATAAAGAATACTTATCAGGAAGTCATAACTTAAGCACTTATGAAGTTAATACTGTTCTTGATTCGCTTAGGCACATGAGCAGTGAAGATGACTCCTCGTTAGCGAGTGCTTTTAAAAAACAAAATCAACAAAGTGACTTATATAGGAATGAGTCTTTTGAGGCAGTTTTTCCGGAGTTAGCTGAATGGTACAGAAATATTTAGGACTAAAACACGAATATGGAACAGTTGATTGTATTGAGCTAATACGACTATTTTATAAAAACGAACTTAGTATAGAATTTCCCTTACCTCCTTACCCCCACTCAAGAGCTTGGTTAAAACATTTTTCTACTGAGCACGTAGATAGATGGGCTTCAACGTGTGCTCTAAAAGTTAAATTGACAGACGCTGAAAACTATGATGTAATAGCTTTTAAGTCATTAAATTCAAATTTAGTAATGCACTTTGGTTTATTTTTGAAACCAACACAAATACTACATATTGAAGAGGGGGGAGTCTCACGTATAGAAACTTTATCTAATTATTGGGTAAAGCGCATATACGCCTTATATCGCCATGAATCAATGGTACAATAAATATACTGATATCCCTTATAAACTTTTTGGTACTGAAGTAGCCACAGGTATGGACTGTTTTACTTTATTATGCCATGTTTTTAAAGAGGAAGCTGGTATACAAATACCTTACACTTCAAGTGATTTTTTAAAAATGGTTGATAACCTCTGGTATACAAAGACCCATGAACAACACTTTTTAAATGGCTCAAAAAATGGAGATTGGGTAGAGATTGATAGTCTTAAAACCTATGATCTTATTTTAATGTGTCTTGGCGCAACTAATGTTGTAAATCATGTTGCTATGTATGTAGGAAATAATAAAATATTACAAATGATTGAGAATAGAGATAGTGCTATATATGACTATCATAACTATTTTAAACAGTATACAGTAAAGAAAGTTAGATGGAAAAGTTTAGTAAACTAAAAGAAGAAATGAATAATCATGCGTTAAGAGATTACCCTCTTGAGGCAGTAGGCATTATAACTAAAAATTTTGATTATGTTCCTTGTAAGAATATAAGTGATTTACCAAAAGAAACTTTTTATTTAGACCCTGCAGCTTTAGTTAAGCATGACGGTAATATTTGGGGTGTTTTTCACTCGCATCCTGGACAAGAAAACCCTATTCCAAGCGAAGAAGATAAAGTAGGAGCAGCATTCCAAGAGTATAAATTTTTAGTTGGATTCAACAATAAATTTTACATATACTGGTATGATGATAAATTAGATACTTTAATTTTTGATGATTTTGAGGAGCGTCATTGCTTACAACAATAAAAATTCACTCTGCTTATAAAAATGTGTTCTCTCAGTTAGACTACACAGCTGATTTAACTAGGTATGGAGATTTACCTTTTTATCTTGGTTCTATGCATCCAAATTTTAGAAATTATGCTTATTCAATTCACACAGGAGAGTGTCAAGAAGGCTATTCCTTACTAGATAGTAATTTAAATGTAATTACAGATGAAGACTTATATATTAAAAAGGTGAAACCTAATGATGTTTTCTATGTAGTTCCTGCCATTGTGGGTGGGGGCGGTAAACGCACCACTACAATGTTAGCTATTGCAGCCTTAGCCATTGGAACAGGTGGCTTTGGTATGTTAGGTGCAGGAGCTACGACAGGCGCTGCTACAACTGCTGCTGCTGGGGGTTTTTCTTTTGGTGGTTTTGCTAGTACCTTAGGTGTAAATATAGGATTAGCATTAGTAACCTCTTTATTTACAAAACGTGAAAAAATTAAAGAAACTGATCAAAGCATTAGAGAAAACGATATGTTTGGTGGATTACAAAATACTACTAATAGTGGTACTCCTATACCTTTAATTTATGGGTTACACCGTGTGGCTGGACAATTAATAAGTGGTTACTTAGATACTGTTGATCACGGAAAAAGCGATACTATTACAGTCGCTTCAAGGTTTGACTCATGAGAAGGTACTTTACTGAGCATGATAACGTTAAAGTTCCTGTAATTAAGGGAGCCTTTGGAGGCGGCGGAGGCGGTGGTGGTGGAGCTGTTGAAGAGCCTAATACTCTTTTTTCAACAGACATACTATTTATTTTAACTGCTCTTGGAGAAGGTCCTCTATACAGAATCAACCCAAATGGTCCTCAAGATATAGAAATTACTGAAAACTCAATCAATGACTTACTAAATATAGACGGAGATGGAGGAGAAAATACCGACTTTTTCAAAACTTTATCTCGCACAGGAACCGTAACTCAGTCTGTTCTCAGAAAATTTGGTCAACAAACAATAGTCCCTCAACAGTTTGCCTCTCCAGTTACTCTGAAAAAAGGCAATATTGACGGCATTCCTCAGTCTAGGGTTGTGCTACAAGAAACTAGTTCTAGAGCTTGGGATGAGATAAATGTTATTCTTATAGTCCAAGTTTTACAGAGACAGGATGATAAGGGGAATGTAAAACCTCATTCTGTAAAAGTAAAGATAACTTTTTTTGATAGCACTGGGGCAACAGAAATTGGTAGTAAAGAGGTTGAGATAAATGGTAAAACTACCACCCCTTACAAAAGAGTTGTAAATTTTGAAATACCAGAAATTAGTAAATCTAACGATGGTTATAGATTTACAATCGAAAAGGTTACTGATGAGTCTAATGACTCAAAGGTGCAAGCACAGATTCAAGCAGTTGGTTGGTTTGAGGTTGAGAATACTCCTCAAGCATTTCCTCGCACTGGTTTAGTTGGTTATGCTTTAAAAGCTGTAAATGAACACACAGGCGGTGTCCCTCAGATGAGTTCTTTGGTTAAAGGGCTTTTAGTTAAAGTTCCTTCTAACTATAATCAACCCGTTTTATCTGATGGACAAATAGATTGGAGACAATTAGAGTTACCTCAATCAGGAACATTCGGCTATACGACTAATGGTTATCAATTACAAGTTGCAGGTGTTACTTATCAAACGGTTTCAGGAACTGGAAGTCAAACAAACCTATTTGGGTTAGGTATTAATGTGACTGTAAGTGGAAGTAACCCCTATACCCTTACAGTAACTAATGCAAATTCAGACGCAACTTGTAAAGTTGAACTAGGTTTAAGCACTACGGCACTTGGATCTGGTCTTATTTCAACTACTGCTACAGCCTCTAATTTAGCGTCCACTACTAACTTTTGTGCTAGATCACACCTTGCACCTAGATTTGGCTCTGTTCCTCCTCAAATAAACTCTCTTGGTAGGATTTTTTCAACTACTCGATGGGGAGATAACGGCACACCTGGTAGATTTGATGGAAGTTTTAATGTAGATCACACAGGTACGTATAACTATTTATTTCAATACTATGTTCAAGGCAGCCTAACGGGTACGGTAGACATCTATGTAAACGGGTCTCTCACAGAGTCTGAATCTTTGACCACTGCAAATACTTCAAAAAGCGTAACAGGCACTCTATCTTTGAGTGCTGGTGATTTAGTTCGGATTGACTTAACAGCACCTTCTAGTGGTTGGTCATATGGCACGTTCCATTTAGGTGGTGAATCTATTAACAGTAATACTATTGAAACATTCTCAGCTGGACCCGCATCTCCTGTAACTATTGCTAACGGAGCCTCTCACGTATTATCAACCTCACTAACTTCTACGTCTTGGACCATTCAAGCAGGTATTTTTTGTGGCTCTAGCTCCTCTACGATTAAAACCCATGCTAATCCACAGATTTATGTTGGCACTTGGGACGGTACTTTTGTATACTCATGGACTCAAAACCCTGTTTGGGTTATTTATGATATTCTAACTAATACTTCTTATGGTTTAGGTATACCTGAAGATAATATTGATAAATATAAATTTTATCAAGTTGCACAGTACTGCGATGCTTGTGATGCTGTTACTGGTACTTTTACTGGTGTAACTGGTCAAGCAGACGGTTCATTTAGACATAAACCAAGAGGACAGTTTACTTCAATTCGAGAAACTTTAGTGGGTGTTCCTACAGGCACTAACGTTTTAGAAAGAAGGTTTATTTGTGACACTATTATTTCCGATATAAAACCCACCATAGAGACTCTTAACTCTCTTGCAGCAGCTTTTAGAGGTACTATTATACACTCTTTTGGAAAAATTTCTTTAGCTGTTGACTTACCAGATCAACTACCTGTAATGGTATTTAATGAAACTAATATTAAACAAGGCACTTTTCAAGTTAGCGGAGGAAGAGAAAGTGACTTAGTAACAGGAGTAGATGTAAGCTACATAGAGCCTACAAATCACTATAAAAGAGAAGTAGCTCGTATTGATGCTCAAGATGCTAATGATGGCAGTGA